TAACCCCCAAAGTAAGATAAAACACATTCAAGATGGCTAGTCATATCTGGATCACACACCTCTAGCGCTTGATTCAATCTAGCAATCACAATCTGGTCTAACAGCGTTACGACCTTGTCATCGTTGGCAACTTGTAGGTTTATTCCGTTCTCCATACTCTGACTCCTTCCCCGTCTTTACGGGCTATGAATTTCTTGTTTAACAACTTACCTGTTCTGTAATTGGCATTACAAACAATTTGCAGCTTCCCCGCTGGTACAAAGAATGACTCTCCGACTTCCATGACTTTATATGGGTACACATTGCGTTTTTTCTCAGGGGGTATTGGAATATTTTTTTCAACCTCAATACTCATTGTAGTATTCTCCTTATAACTCAACTCATCATATTACCACCATGATACACACATACAACGAATATCATCTAGGCGATAACCTCATTCATCTCAATTACTTGAGAAGGGTTTGTGAGCAAAACCCCCATCTTGAGTTTATCCACCACTGTCATACGCAGTACCACAGCCAGCTTGTTCCCTTATGTGAGGGCTTGCCTATTCTTCTGAAGGATCTAGCTATTCCTCCTAGTGCTATTAATGCTTGGATTGGCAGGGAGAACTATTTTCACAACCACCCTTTAAGACGCAAGTGGGCGCAATTTCACATGGAGTGGTTTGATAGGCTCTCAGATGATCTGGAAGTGCCATGCCCAATAGCTACCCCTGAAGATCTGCTGTTTGATTACCCCGCTTTGAAAGAGCCATGCAGATACGAGTTTGACCTACTGGTAATCAATGCTCCCCCTCAGTCTGGGCAGTTACCTGACTTTAGTGCGGAATTCTTTAAGAATCGGGTACGAGAACTAGCAAATGAGGGCTTAAAAGTGATAACAACGCATCCTACAGGGTATGTTCCAAGCACTTTAGAGAGCCATTACACGGTCACAGACATAGGCGTTTTATCAAAAGGAGTGCAATGTATTGAAGGTGTTGATACTGGTCCTATGTGGACTACGCACAATATCTTCAATCAAGACAAGGTGTTATCTCGTTTGATCTACACCAACGCCTCTGATAGTTTTGATTTATCGAAGAATGTCATCGTTAAACAAAGTCTAGAAAACTGAAATTTTTTTTGGGGTGGTTCGGGAGAGGGGTACGCACTCCACCAAGTCCAGTCCCATGCACTTGCCAACAATGGGATGGTTTTAGCTTGTGATGACTGTCAGCCAATCCAATTCCAATCCTAAGCGATTACTGGTGATGACTGCGTGTAATGACAGGTCGACCCTTATCAATTATGTAAAGCAACAGAGGGGAGAGAGTAGTCTATCTCTGACTCTGTCCCTTTATCGTTTCACATATCTATACATCTATTTACTAAGCTACTATACAAACAATAGAAGATAGCTAATAGGTCTATATAGACAATAGAAACATTCTATATAGAACTATTATAGCTATGCCGATAGTATCAGACTATTGGTTTTAAAACAACGATAGAAATATTTATTTCTATAACTGTTTACATTAGAATGATTAGTATGATTATAATTGCTACATAGCTTACATAGCTATGCAACCTAACTAAGGAGATTTATATGGAATACATCAACGATTTTGAATATGTTACAGAAGATGGTTGGCTTATTACTGAAGAAATGTATAACCAAATCAAGGACATATGCCCTGTTCTCAACCCTGGGGAGATTTTAAGGTTAGTTGATTTAATGAAATCAGATCAGATTCACCGATAAGATCGAAACACCCGCGAAGGGTGTCTAGGTGTCATGCACCTACTGACGAGATCGTATTACCTAAATTAAAAGGAATCAACATGGAAATCAAATCAAACTTATGCAGCAACGCAACTCGCAAGATCGGGCTGCTTATCACTCAAGCATCTGTTCTAGGTATGGATTTGTCAGGCTTTGGCGTAGTTGATGAAAACACTACTAGCGGTAATGTTTACTTATGGCTAGAGGACTATCCTTTTACGCTTTACATTGGTTTGGGATCAGACAGAATTTATGCTTCTTGGTCAAATCCTGACAATGGTGATGAGGAAGAAATCGAAGTCACTGAAGGCATGGGCTTTGATTACTTGATCCAATGGTGTGATGAACTCGATTATGACTATATCAATCAAGAGGAAGCCTAATCATGTCTAAACAGGATAAATACGCTGCTTATTGCTACTGGTGCGCTAAACAAGGGATAACCGCTTTATCTTTCAACGCTTGGAGTTTTACTGTTAAAAAAGGAGTTTTATATGTCTAAAAAACTATATAGGGTTGTAGCTTCTCAATTGGTGTATCACGAAACCTTTATTGAAGCAGATAGCGCAGAGCAAGCAGAGGAGCTTGTTTGGGAAAATGAAGCAGATTGGAACGAATTTGCGTATGGTGATTGGGAATTAGAAGATGTCGAACAATCTAAGGAAAGGGCTTAAGAATGTATAGAGAAGATACCCCGTTTGAAAAGTTCCTCATGGTTCTATCTATGATCCTTGCATTAGCCCTTATTTGGGTTGCTATGCTATTTTAATCAGTTAGTTAAGGGGTAAGTATTACCAAGCGTAAGAAAACCCCTTAAAAGCTCTCTATTCAATTTATGACTATTTGGCAAATTGCTAAGCACCAGAACCGCTTTAGGCGGTTATCTGCAAAAAATGCAGGTAGCTATCGTTTATCGGGTGATTGCTTAACTAAAGCGGTGCTGTCCTGTCAAGGTCCGCCAGATACTAGCCAATCTCGTTTATTCCCTTTGGTGCTACACCATGCGGGAGAGCTGGTTCAAAGCTCCGTAGTGCTAAGGGCTGAACCAAAGAAAAAGGGCTTTGTAGATAGCTTTATGCTGAAACGGCTTAAAAAGTGCCTCTTTTTTCACTTTCTAAACCCACAAAACCATCTACAAAACCCTGATCGAGTGTTTCAGTCCTCAACGATCAGAATTAAACCACAGTTTTTTTAACCATGCAAGCGTAGTTATTTTTACCACGCTTTAACCACAGAGAAAGAAAGGTATTACGCACATGAGCAAAGCAGATGACGATGCAGCAAAGTGGATGGAGGCTAACGCCAAGTGGCAGAGGCGGGAATTGTATAAGGCAAAGGAAACTGGCACGCCTTATTACATCAACGCCCAAGGGGATGTCATTACCTATGATCCTGAAGTGGCAAGAGATACCCTGATTGATATTGCCAAGCAATTACAAGAAAAGATGGATGAGAAAGCAAAGGAGGTGGTATTTGGCATAAAACCAACACCTAATAAATAAATTGCACTAATCTAAATAATGTAGTAATGTTGTAATTGTAGTAACTATAAACCTAACTATTAATTTAAGGACAATTCGCTATGAAGTATTGCATTGATTGCAAGCACCTATCAGGTCAAGATTGCCACGCACCTGAAATACCCCGTCACATGGTCACAGGGGAAAAACAAAACTGGACAGCCCTACACGCACGCAACTTACCTATTACAGGTTGTGGAGAGGAAGCTAAATGGTTCGAGGCTAAAGAGTTTGAGCCAGTTAATGAACAAGAGGCGGATCTTGATGATCTATCCGCAATTCCATTTGGGAGATAAGCAATGACAAACAAAAGACCAGTAGGTAGACCAAAGGGATCTCAAAATAAGCCCAAGTTCCCAGTTCCAAAAGGTAAGAAATTAACCTTTGATGAGCTAAACAAGGCTTCAGAGATTGCAGGGCTAAAGGCTTTGGTATCACGCCAAGATGACCAGATCATTCAGATGTGCGATGACATAGCCCAAGGCAAGAAAGAGATTGAATCGCTAAATGAGGAAATATCTCTATTGCAAACCCGTATTGATAACTATCGCCAGATCATTATGACTCTAATGGAGGTAACAGAATGAACGATCAAGCAGATTTCACGCCTCAGGTGCGTAACAGTGCTATCTGGTCAGGAGATTCCCGCAAGGTAGCCAATGGCAAGATGGTTGATGTCATCTTGGAAAAGCAAGGTAAGAAACCCCTGCCAGACTTATCAGACATTGAAGCTGTGCAAATGGGTCATGTCATGCAGCCTGTCATTGGCAGATTGGCACAACAAAAGCTGGGAATTGAATTAAAGGATGCTGATTATGCTCTTGCTCATCCAAAAAATGAGTGGTTTCGCAGTCATTTTGATTTCGTTAGTGCTAGTGGCGATACAGTTCTTGTCGAGGCAAAGAATTACAACGCAGCGGTACGCAGCAAGTTTGATCCTGATACCAATAGGATTCCTGCTGCTGACTACGCCCAATTGGTTCACGAGGCTGCTTGTCATGGTGTTAATCGTATCTTTTTGGCAGTGCTATTTGGTGGACAAGAGTTTCACACCTTTGAATTTAATATTAGTGATGCTGAAAAGGATGATCTCATTAAGAAGATGGCGCAGGTTTGGGGTCATGTCAAAGCAGGAACGACACCACCAGCGGAAACCATTGAGCAAACCAAGATCATCTACCCTGAAAGCGGTACTGGAGTCATTACGGCTACGCAGCAGGTTGAGATGGCTGTCGCTTTCCTTAAAGATATTAAGAATCAAATTAAGAATTTGGAAGCTGCTGGGGAAGATGTAGAAGTTCAGATTAGAAATCTCATAGGAGATAACCAAGAGATCAGGTCAATAGATGGTACTACCTTAGTTACTTGGAAGTCCTCTAAAGGCTCTAAACGCTTCTCAGCAGAGTTATTTAAACAAGGTATGCCTGATATTTATGAGAAGTTTGTCGTAGATGTTCCAGGATCACGGAGATTTTTACTGAAATGAAAATATCTTTAGTTTCGGATGAATACTATCCTTTTTATAGTTTGGTAGAAAAAAAGCCATCATTTACCACCCCAATGGTTGAAGTGAATGAGCTTGAATATCTTAAATATCAGCAAGTTATGAAGGATTTTGAAGAGGTGCAAGATTGGCTTCATAACATATATCTTGAGGCTTACAAATGAATAACTTAGATCTAGCAGTTTGGTTGATGACTATTTCTAGCGTCATTGACACCATTATTTCTCTGAAGGAGATATTAGTATGAAAGATATTCCAGAATACGAAGGGCTTTATGCAGTTACTGAGGATGGTCAGGTTTGGACATATCCTAATTACATTCATAACGGAAGATTTTTAAAGTCATCTGTAACAAAGTATGGCTATGAACAGGTTGTTTTATCTAAAAATGGAAAAACAAAACATTTTTATGTTCATCGTCTTGTTGCTCAGGTTTACTTGTTGCAAGACGAAAACAGAAATCATGTGAATCATAAAAATGGAGTTAAGACTGATAACAGGGCATCAAACCTTGAATGGGTAACACCATCTGAAAACAAGCAACACGCATTTAAGACTGGCTTAACAAAGATGCAGCCATCTCAAATAGAGGCATCAAGACGCAATATCACGCAGTACAACCTAACTAAAGGAAAAGATCATGTCCAACATAATTCCATTTGATGAGAAGGTCAAATTAGCAGAGGCGTTTGCTAAGTCCAAGTTATTTGGAATGACTGATTCAAACCAAGTATTAGCTCTTATGGCTGTTTGCGAAGCTGAGGGTATTCATCCTGCAAAAGCGGTTCAGGAATACCATGTAATCCAAGGCAGACCAGCGCTTAAGGCAGATGCTATGCTTGCACGCTTTCAAAACGCAGGAGGAAAAGTCGAATGGAAAGATTACACGGATGATAAGGTCACAGGAGTATTTAGCCATCCTAATGGAGGGTCACTTGCGGTCACTTGGACTATTGAACAAGCGCAAAGAATCGGTTTGGTTAAGCCTGGATCAGGTTGGCAAAAGTTCCCCAGAGCTATGCTTAGATCTCGTTGCATTAGTGAAGGAATACGAAGCATTTTCCCAGGCTCTGTTACAGGATTTTATAGCCCTGAGGAAGTAGAGGATTTTGAACCTAAACAGGTTGCTAAACCAGCGCCATTAAAAGACATGGGCAATATTGAAGTAGTTTCACCAGAAGTAACTGTTAGGGCTGGAGATCAAGAAATCACGATTGAAAACATCAAGAGTGATTTAGGTATTCCCATGTATATCCCTGGAAGTGATGAGCCTTATGCAACTTATCTTGCTCAAGCAGATTGGATTGA